CGCTAACCTTAAGTACTGTAACTATAATTGTTGATTGTTCTTGAACTGTTGAATGCCTTCGTGGAGAATTTTGCTACTGCCTACGCGAACGTTTATAATGCCATTATAGTAATCATCTGATAAAAGAACTTCCCTGTCAAATTGTTCCTTTGCTTCAAGATAACTCATTAAGCCTCTACTTGAACAAAGATATAATATTTCACGTGTGAAGTTTGTACTGCCTAGCTCTGCTACATCTGCCTGTAAGTGATCTGAAGATCCATAATATTCTCTCCAATCACTTTCTACTGTGGTTCGTCTTTTGTTTTTCTTACCTTTAAGAGGTGGTTTTGTTTTTTTAAATTTTGCTAATTTTTTGCCAATGTATTTTTTGTTGCTTTTTAAGTTGGTTATTAAGTAAACAAATCCTTCAACGTCACTTGGTAACTGCTCGATAGGATCACCTTTATAAGTCCAACTCATTTCTTTTGTTTTCTTAACTGTTGTAATTGTAATGCCTTCTTGTGGTAATAGTCAACCTTTTTCTCTGCGTAAAATGGTAAAACGTTAGGAAGTATACCATGTATAATACTAACGATACCTGTGAGTATAAGATCGAATCCTGCCACAACAGCAAATTTGCCATGTTGAAAGTAACCTTTGCGGGCTTCTTTAAGATGAGCTTTAATTTGAAACATACTTCTGCCTTAATTTTCCTATATCAGGTTTTCCTAATACATTAAGCTCTATGGGTATTATTAGTTTATCATAACTGATACCCTGGCCTGTTAATTTCTGGATCAAACTGTCAGTATTCACTGAATCGTCATTCACACAGACTACAACATGTGTCTGAGAAGTACCAAACAACACAATTTTTGTTGCTTGACTTTCGTCAACAAGTTGTTGCGGATTAACTAATTCTCCGTTAATCCTAATAAAATCTTTATTACGTTTTTCAAAATAATAATTATCGCCAACCGTGTTTACACGGTCACCTGTATTTAATGTATCCACATTAGAATCGTTAATTTGCTTTGCTAAATGCTTACTTTTAACAATTACTAATTCACCGTGTCTGTCAATTTTGTATTCAGCAGTATCATCACAGTTTACACCCATATCCTGCTGATTATAATCAGCAATGTTTTGTTTGTTTACAAACTTATGCATAATAGGAGGCAAACATTCTGTTAGTCCGTATATTACAACAACATCATCAACACCTTGCTCAATTAGTTTTTCACAAAATGTTTTTGGAATTGTTGAACCTCCAGTTAGTACATAGCGAACATGACTTAAATCTAACTTGCTTAAATTTTCGTATTGTTCATAGTTTGATGGAAACAATAACATTGTATCAGGTTTGTGTTTATTAAATGTTTCAACATCATAAGTGTCCCACAAATGTGGCAAAACGACCTTTTTACTAGAAAATAATGCAGGAAAGAAATACACAGTACTAACACCTAAGTGTACAATATTATGATAAAACCAACTTGTTTTTGCATCTTTCCAGTAGTGCTTGATACTATCGTTTGAAGCACAAGTAATACTTTCGTGTGTATGTGTTACTGTTTTAGAATGCCCTGTTGTACCACTAGTAAACGATTCTAGTATAATATCGTTATGGTTAACACGATAGAGTTTTGATGGTTCAATATTGCCATCTAACTCAATGTGAGGAACATTAATAGTTTTTACAGTTACAGGTTGTATTCCACGAGTTAGAACAATTTTAATATTGCTCCTTGCACAGTACTCGTCATCAATATAATGGTCACCACTAATAACAGGAACAAGTCCGTAGTCAATAGAAGCAAACACTACTGCTAGATGATGTATGTCTTCTTGCAGACACAATGAAATACGATCGCCTCTTGTAAGTTTTTGACTTTCAAAGAAACGCTGATATCCTCCAGCAAGACAAGTTAACTCATCTTTACTGTAGATACGTTCGTTAGTGCAATCATGTATTTCAATATCGTTTTGTAATCTCGATATTGAAATCATTACATGCTGTTTTTCTTTTCTTGAATCTCAGCACGTCTTGACTTAGTAAGTTTACCAATGTCTCCAAGTGCCTTTCTTGCTCTAGCGGCTGCGGCTTTAACGCCTTTGTCTTCCCAAGCGGCATGCTCTTTTAAGTATGCATCATAGGCCGCTACGATTTGTTCGTGAATTTGATCTGCCATGTTGTTCTCCTATATGACTTCTATATCTGTATTATAACTTGTAAACCCATTCTCTTTTGTAACTGTGAGTATGTTGTTTACACGACCAGCAAGTTCGTCTTTGTGCGACACAAGCCACACACTCTTTTTACGTTCTCTGCTAATCTTCTTTAATATGGCAAGCGAGTTTTCAACTCCACTTGAGTCCATTCCACTATCAACTAATTCATCAATGAATAACAAATTAATTGGCTGGTATAGATTTTCCCATACATCACGGAAAGCCCAACTTAAACTTAATATAAGTCTGTTGCGTTCTCCACGACTTAAATTGTCAAAATCTAAATCTCTTCCAAGCTCTTGTATTTCTACTGTTAGATCATTTAAGAAAACAACACTATGTGGTAATCCTATACGTTCTAAATAAAATGCTAATCGCTTGTTTAAGAATGCTAAATTTTGATCAATAATTCTTTTTCTTATAAAACTATCTTTACTAGTTAGTAATCGTTGTAAAAACTCCTGATGGTCTTTGACTCTTACAAGTTCGTTAAGTGTAGTATAATCTACTTCTTGTATTGCAGTCTCCTGCATTTCTTGTATTTGTTCTGCATATGGATCTACTTGTGCTAGTAAACCATCTAGTTCTGCTTTTAGTTTATCTAAACTGCCTCGATGATCATATGCGTCATCAAGTGACTCATAAAATACATTAGGAACTTCTCCAAGTTCTCCTAACTCATCTAGTTCAATATTTAACTTATTTTCTTCTACACTATTTTTTTCTACAATATCAGTTGCTTCTTGTAGAGATTCTTTTTTACTATTGATTGTATCTTCTTGTTTGTTATCATGTATTTCTTGTCCACATGCATAACATTTATGTTGACTTAGTAGTGCTAATTCTTTTTCAAGTTTCTGTATACTTTTATTATTACGTTTTGTTTCAGCAGTTATTCTATCTAGTAAATCAGTTGTTTCTTTGATTTGTCTTTGCTTAGTTTTATACTCTTTACGTTTACTATGTGCTTCAAGCTCTGCTTCAATGTCAACATGTGATAGTGCATCAAGTCCTTCTTCAAGTTGTTTGGCATCATTGTCGTGTTTAGTCTTCCACAATGTTTGTCTACGTTTAAGTGCCTCAACTTGTCCTTCAATACGACTGTTAGCATCAATTTGACTTTTAATACTGAACTCTTCAGTAGTTGCTAATTCTTTACTAACTTTTAATTGTTCTTTTAGTACATCTGCTTTTTCACTAAGCAATGTAATACCTAACAACTGTTCAATAATAGCACGTTGATCATTTGCCTTCATACTAAGGAAAGGTTCAGTGTATGTGTTTAGTGCAACAATGTGTTTAAACATATTGTGTTGCATACCAAGTAAACGTTCAATTTCTGCTTGTGTTTCTCTACTGTCACCTTGTGCAGAATCACTTGCTTCTTGTTCATGATTGTTAATATAAAACTTTAGTACATTTGGCTTACGTCCTCGTTCAATACGATACTGTAATCCTCCAAGTTCAAACTCACAAGTAACTAACATATTCTTACCGTTAGTTTTGTTTACTAAGTTATCTCTACGAATGTTAGTTAAAGCCAATCCATATAGTGCATAACTTAATGCATTAATTATAGTTGTTTTACCTGTACCGTTTCTTGAACCATTATCACCACCACCTGTATCTAAGTTTTCACCTAGTACAAGTGTTAAGTCATCACGATTAAAATCAACTGCTTGGGTACTATTACCCACACTCATAAAGTTTTTTGCTGTAAGACTGTTTATTTTAAACAATTATAGATTCCTGTATATTTCCATTAATAAATTACTGTCGTACAACTCACTTTGTACTGCGGTAAGTTGACTGTATACAATACTATCAACACTTTCAAAGTTAATTTCTACTTGCTCATCATAATCTGTTTCAACGTTCTTTTGTGGTAATAGTGCAAGTTCTCTTACATCATATTGCTCATAAAATGTTTCTTTTATAAAGTTTGCTTCTTCATAACTGATATCAATATCCAAGTTAATTCTTGCATACGTTTTAGGTAACAATAGTTTATCTGGATTATCAAGTAAGTCACTAAGTTTTAGCACACGATACTTTGGAGCATCATGCCATTTATGAAATACATGTGGTTTGTCCCATTCAAGTATCATTGCACCTCTATCATCGTCCCATGCATCTGAATAGTTGTGCGGAAAAGCATTACCGATGTAACTTATGTTTCCTACTTCTTGTCTTTTGTGAAAGTGCCCAGTAAACATACGTTCAACACCTTGAAAGTGGTTGTTCTTTAGTTCACCGTGATCGGGCATTTGTATCATTGCGTTCATATAAAAACTAGGAAGTTCAAAATGTCCTAGCATATACTTTGCTTCAATCTTTTTAATTTGTTTCCACTCGTCGCCAACGAGCCACGGAACAATAGCAACATCACCTTCAATTGTAATGTCGTTAAACAATCTTACGTTTGGTAAATGCTTAACCCAGGCTACACTATTGAAATCACGTTTATCTCTATAATACTCATCATGGTTGCCAGGCAAAAATATTACCTGATCAAACGCATCACTAAGTTTAGTCATAGCCATAATACTGTAATTTAGTGTAGCAACGTTTATACTTGCTCTGTGATGGTGCCAGTCGCCAAGAAATAAACAAGTTTCTGCTCCTTGTTCTTTTCCTAGTTTAATAGCCCACTCAACAAATGCTACACAATCTTCGTTATGTGCATATGCATTACTTTTGTTGCCAAAGTGTATATCCGTAAAAACTACTGCTTTCTTGAATAAGTTACTCATACAAGTCCTATCATGCTTCTGAAATATACGTTATTGTATAGGTTTTTTGAGTAAAGAGCAACCTATTTTTTGTCTCTAGGTGCCACTAATTTAGATTCTTCAGCAATCCTGTTATTCCATTCACTGTTATGTTGTCTGGTATAACTTGGTGTTAAATCATTCATTTCAAGTATATCATCACGTATGTTTTGATTACGTTTCTCAATGTTTAGTACTCTTGTAAAACTATTTGTAATAGCGGCAGTATAATAAGCAAACGGGTTTTGACTTTTTGATTCGTCAAATTGTAAACCGATCTGTGCAAGTTGTACAAGTGCTTGTCCACGCATTTCGTCAACATATGTATAACCACGCCAGTTATATCT